GGCACCATCGGCCGTTGCGCCACCAGTCCATGCAATCAGCTTGCTGCTGCCTTCCCCTTCACCGATCGGCGTCGGTCCTGTAATTGTCCAAGTCATTTGTCATACTCCTCTGGTTACATACCCGAGCCGGGCGCGTGCGGTTGATACGATGGAACAACAGGTAGCCGATCCTCAACCACAGGGGCCGGCGGTACAGCAAAAGTGAGAGCGAGCGAGTCGAATCGGTCAGGGCTCTTGATGCCGCGCCGCTTCGCATCGTCCTTGGATTCCAGCAGCAGTTCGCCAGCCCGATAGCCGTACTGCAGCGCCGTCAGGTCGGTCATCAGGTCAGGGTCGTTCGGTATCGACGCACCGACCAGCCACTCACGGACACTGGTCGCCATCTTGGCGCGCAGGTTGTAGTTCTGGCCGTCGTCCATGCGGATTGCCGAATTGACATCGATCACAGTCTTTGTGATGCGGCCGGTACGATGGTCAGTCTTGTCGGGCCACCATGCTCGCATCATATCCGCCACACCGGCACCGATGCCGATCGTATCGACGGCGATCTGTTCCAATCGGATGTTATAGGCAGCGATCTCGTTGCGCGCTCTAGCCGCCGTCTGCACCAGATCATGCTTGGCCCACACGACCTGCTTGAGCAGTACGCGACCACGACGCAACGTCAGCACCGTTTTGTCATCACCGAAGCGTGCCACATCCAGACCGGCCATCAGACCGCCAGTTGCTTGCACTTCCATCGGACCACGCGACATGGCGTTGCGCACCAGATCGCCGCTGATAAACGAGTTGGCGATCGAGCCTTCGTAGTTGCGGTCAATCTCTTGCGCAACGACAACCGGATCGAGCGTTGCACACTGGTTGCGATACCACGCTTCGTCCTTGCGCGGATCGTCATGCCAGTCGAATATAAAAATTTCAATCTTGCCGCCATGTCGCTTGCGATAGAACGGGTTGCCCGGCCCGTTCGGCGTGCTCACGTCGATTTTGCAGTTCGAGGTCTGCGACAGCGCAGCATCAACCGATTCGGCGTGCTCGTAGTGGGCCGACTCATCCTTGAAGTAGATGCTGGTCCGGTTGCCGCGTCCGATATTATCACCAGCCTCGCCGACGATCGCCGCTCCATTCTCCGGGTTCAGGATGCGCATGTGTGGCGCGTGCTGCTTCTCGTCGTAGCCGCGCGGCCGTAGCTCCTGCGGCAGCAGGCCGATGAACTGGCGAACCTTCCAGAACAGGCTTTTCGGGTCACCGAGCTTGTCGACGTATTCTTCCTTGCGTGAGCCGAAGCCGATCACCGTACCGGGATGAAATCGCCACATCCAGACAGCGAACGCAACGCACAGCCATGACACGCCCATGTCACGTGACTTTTCAACCAGTCCGTCCTTGCGGCCGCGCCAACGCTCAACCAACCAGTTAATGAACTCTACCTGCTTCGGGAACAGCAGGAAGGGCACCATCGTCGGCTTGCCAATCTCTGCATTACGCGGATCAAACGTCATCCCGAAATCAGTGATGAACGCGACCGGATTGTCCTTGTAGAACTCAAGCACGGCCGGCACCAGTTCTGGCTTTGCTCGCAGCCGCTCAATAGCTTCGATCCGTGACCTAAATACAAGGTCATAATCTGGATCAAGCCAGTTGAGTTCAGGTGCGCCCATTTCCACCGATCCCGATCATCTGTTTGTAGGCATCTTCAGGAGCGAGCGTCACGTCAGCTTTGCTCTGGATAGGCGGCAGGTCATCAGCGCCACCAAGGGCGAGCTTGTCGCCGTACTGGCGGGCCTTGAGCTTGGACAGGAGCCACTTGCGGGACTCGACGCGCAGTCGGCGATGATCGGTCATATCGCGCGTCTCGATCTCTCGGCCGAGTATCTTGTCCTTGACGATCTGGCCGACGTGCTGCTCGTCCGATATTTCGACGATATCCTCTTCCCAGTGACGATACAAAGCGCCGCGCGCTTCCTCATACTGTCCGAGCCACTCTGAATTTGCGTGGCACCAATCCCACACCGACGAGATCGGTACGCCATGCATCGCTGCAGCCTTGCGTGCCGTCATTCCATCCTTCATGGAACGGCACACAAGCGCAACGTACATAGCCTTCTCGTCGTCGGTAAATGCAGCCATGCTAGGCAAAGCCGCTCGTGAAGTCTTTGTCACCCTGCGCTTCAGCAGCGGCCGGGTCTTCGCCTTGCTGCGAGTAGATCGCCTGCACTTGCTGCAGCGCCTCTTCGATTGACTTGACCGGCGTGCCCTGCGGCTCATCCATCTCTTCGGCTATCGGCTCCGTACCGACCGTGATGCCCTGCGGCGATACGCAAATCTTGATGCAGTAAGCGTCCATAGTTTTTCTCAATCGGTTAGGCGACGGCGATAGGGTGCCCACATTTTTAACCGATGTCAAAATAATCCTTGACAGCTCCAATGGAGCCATGTATAGTGGCGTCAGTTGGGTGCATCAGTGACCCGCCGCTCCTTAACAATCCGATCGAAACACCCTAGCAACAAGCCGGCGCGAAGTGACGCTCACTCCCCGCTCAGTTGAAGTCCGGCCAGATAACCACAGACGCAGCGCCTGCACACGCGGACGCTGCTGCGGTGGAATTAACCACCACTCACAGGAGATACAGACCATGAAGCTCAATCAAGTAGGGTCGAACCGCACCATCCTCACACTTAACAACGGCAACCAGATCGGCTTCTCGTATGAGACGCCAGTCGTCGCTGAAATCGATGGCGTGACGTACAAGACCGAGAAGAAATTCAGCGTGACCACCAGCAAGCACTGCGGGCAGTTGCTGAACGAAATGACCGGCAGCTTCGGCGGGCTCAAGCCGCAAGCGTTTTTTGAAGCGCTGCTGCCATGACCACCACCGTCCGTTACACCGGCCACGGCATCAATACAGGTGGCCTGCAAGGTCACAGCGTCGGTGCCGATTATCCGTACATGATCATCGGTATCGCCGACCGGATCGAACAGCCGACCGAATGGCAGGTCATGGATTGCCGCACCAGCAACCGCAGCGAACGCTTCCCGACCTACCAGCGCGCAGTGATTGAGATGACATCGCTGCGCACCCGCAACCTGATGCACTCTTAGAGTAGCAGCCACAGCCGCGTGACAGGCGGCTGTACCGGCAACTCTGCCGTAACCGTAGCGGGCGGATACCCCGCATAGGAGAAGCAAATGGGAACACTTATGCAAGCATCAAACCAATGGGCAACGCGCCCGGCCGACGAGCGTTACACGAATCTGAATGACATGCTCGATCACTTCCAGCAACAGCGCCTGCTGTCCGGCGAAAAAGTCGTGTCGTCGCGCAAGCTGATTGCATCGCCGACCGAAGACAACAAGGGGCTGCTGATCAACGGATATGCACCGACACACTGGTCGTTCGGGCAACTGGCACAACTGGCTGAAGCACCGGCCGGCTACCTGCGCACGCTACCGAGCCCGGTCGCTGCAGATTGCATCAACTACGGCCTGCAGTTCAAGCGCAACATCGAAGATGTCGGTGTCCTGCTCTACAAGAACGGCGACAGCGTACTGAAGGCAGCCACTGGCCCGCGCTACGGCCGTATCTGGAACGACGACATCACGCACTCGCTGGTTAATCACTTCGGCGATGGCGTGACCGGCGACTTCAGGGTGCCGGGCGAGTTCGGCAAGCAGGTCGAAGTGACCAAGGAAAACACCACGCTGTTTGCAGGCGATCGCGACATGTTCGTGTTCCTCGCCGATGAGCAGCACCGCATCGAACTACCCAATCGCCGCAACGGCAAATCCGGCAGTCTCGCTCGTGGCTTTTTCTTCTGGAACAGCGAGGTCGGCGCACAGACTTTCGGCATGGCTTCGTTTCTCTTCGATTACGTCTGCTGCAACCGCATCGTATGGGGCGCGCAGGAGTTTCAAGAGGTCCGCATCCGTCACACGGCCAGCGCACCGGACAAGTGGCTCGGCGAGGTCATGCCAGCCCTCGAAGCGTACAGCCGCAGTAGCACCGGCAGCGTCATCGCCGCAATCGAGGATGCCCGCAAGGACAAGCTCGACGACAAGGTGAATGAATTCCTTGCGCAACGCTTCGGCAAGCGCATGGTCGATTCGCTGCAGGCCACGCACTACGCTGAAGAGGGTCGTCCGATCGAGTCCCGTTGGGATGTCATCACCGCCGTTACCGCACAGGCCCGCAACGTCCAGCATCAGGACGCACGGGTCGAACTGGAACGGCAGGCCGGCGCGCTTCTGCAGTAAGTGACAGTGACTCAGTGCAGCCCCGTGACAGGGGGCTGCCATGTACTCACTCACACAAGGAGAACCGCAATGACAGACATCAACATCACCCGCTTCTACAACGAAGCCGCGCCGATGGATTACAGCGCGAGCGTCATGGAGATCGGCGCGAACGCCGGCCGCGATACGTGGCAGGCAGCAGTGGAAGACGCGCCCGATTACAACCTGCTGAACAACGACGACGATCGCGACGAATTCCGCGCGCACATCAAAGGCTTCGGCGCATGGTCGGACGAAGAGATTGCCGCATGGACCGACATGGAACTGAACGCACTGTTCATGCAACTGATCAGCGGCGACATCCGGTCAGGCGAAACCGATCGCATCTGGACGGACGAAGCAGGACAAACCTTTTACACGATAGGAGACTGATGACATGAAAACATTTCTAGCAAACCTGCAGCACGCCGCACGCACAGCAGAACATACCCGCATCGGCGGCGGCGTATTCTCACCAGTCGAATGCCGGGCGGTGGCCGACCTGCTCCGCGACATGCAGGAAACGCTGGCGGCAATGGCATTCACCGTCGAAACCGTCGCGCACCTGCGCGGCATGGAGCAAGAACTACTGCCGGTCGCCGACAAGGCACGGGCATTACTAACCAGAATGGAGGCATGACAACCATGTATAAAATTGAAGTCACTGCAGCCGAAGCACCGCGCCTGCTCGACTGGCTGACCAATCGCGGTGGCATCGCGATATGGGAGTCGCTCGATCTGTCCCGTGCCGGCGAACGCACCTTCACACCTGCCGATGCAGACCGCCCCGGCTGGCACTACAGCAACACACCTGTCGAGGTCGTCACCGACCGTGCCGACATCGGCGTCTATACCGAAACGCTCTACAAAGCGTTCGCTGTCGGCCTGCGTCGGTCCGGCATGACCCTGAAGCTGTCGGACGCAGCACAGCGCAAGCTGACGGCCACGATGGACGCCTGCATCGCCAAGCACGGCAACGCGCACCATCGCAAAGGCGTGCTGGAAGACAAGGCTGCCAGCGTCGGCGTGTATTATGCCAGCGAGGTACAACCGCTATGACAGCACGTATCATCAAGTACCGTCTCGATCCGGTCAGACGCCAGACGATCGAGGTGCCAGCCGGCGCATTCGTCTCGCACGTTCATGAACAGGACGGCGCGGCAACGCTCTGGCTGATACGACCAGCCGGCATGCTGCTGCTGCACAAATGGCAGGTCACCTGTCTCTCGACGGGCGACAGCATTCCTGACGACGCGGGCCGCCATGTCGGTACCGCACACATCCACGGCGGCCGGACGGTCGTCCATGTTTTTATAAAGGAGCCTACATAATGCTGTTCAGATCACAAGTCACACCAAAAGGCAACAGCAGCTACAGCTGCTCATCACAGGCCGAAGCTGACGCACGCGCAGCAGCACTTGATACGAATAACTGCTATAACTGCTCGGACTGCGCGGAATGCTCGGACTGCTCGGGCTGCTCGCGCTGCTCGTACTGCTCGGACTGCTCGGGCTGCTCGGGCTGCTCGGGCTGCTCGGGCTGCTCGGGCTGCTCGGGCTGCTCTGTCTGCGCGGAATGCTCGGACTGCTCGGACTGCTCGGACTGCTCGCGCTGCTCGGACTGCTCGCGCTGCTCTGTCTGCGCGGAATGCTCGGACTGCTCGCGCTGCTCGGACTGCTCGGACTGCTCGGACTGCTCGCGCTGCTCGGACTGCTCGCGCTGCTCTGTCTGCGCGGAATGCTCGGACTGCTCGGGCGAAGTCATTCAGGCCGGACACCCGAACGGATGGTCATGCTATGGATGGTTGAAAGACGGCGCACTCTTTATTCACTGCGGGTGCCGTCGTAAGACGTTCGCCGAGGCTGTTGAATACTGGTCGAACAAACCGGACCGGCTCGAAGTCCTGATGGCGTGTCACTACATCGCGTCCGTCGCACATTCCCGTGGATGGCCGACCTGATGCAGCCCATCACTCACGGCGATCTGATGGTACTGATCGATACCGACATGCAGGAGATGCTGCAGTCGGTCATCGACGAACCGACAACGCACGGCATCATCGTTCTCGGTAATACCGTCTTCATTCCCTACGGGCCTAGCCATCCCTGCAAGGCACCGGCTGACGCAACGAATGCCATGCCGCCCGCCACCTACTTCTACGTAAAGGAAAACTGCAATGGAAATCACGATCAAGATCGAACGCAAGTACGGCCGCACGCTGATCTACCCGATCTGCCCGAAGGCGATGCTGTTTGCCAAGCTGTGCCGACAGGAGACGCTGACGCCGGGGCAGATCGACGATATCAAGGCGCTCGGCTACACGGTAAGAGTCCAGCAGTTGCCCGCAACCTTGTGAGCGAGGCAAAATGGGTCGATCGACTGACTCCGTTCTGCCCGCTGATCTGTCTCATCTCGTCGTCAGGTCTTCTGCTCTTCTCCGACCGGTACGGCATCATCAGGGGTGCCTACCGCCCGATTGACGGGACGCACTACCTCACCCCCTAGCACCACATCCAAACCCTCCTCAATGGCCTTGAGCACCGATTCATGGACGAGCTTCGGCTCCCCTCCCTGATCGATGATCAAGGCCATTCCTTTTTGTGCCGCCGCGATCTGTGCAACTTCTCCGATCCGACATGCAAACCGTACCGCCTCTTCGATCTGCATCTCGATCGTAACCTTTGCATCCGGTAGATCGAAGGCGATGTCGCCACCCTCGGTGACGCGAATACCAATCCCACTCATGGTCATGCTCCTTGGTTAATACGTGCAACGGCTGCTGCACGCTCTTGCTCTAGCAACTGCCTGTCGGTCATCAGCGCCGCCTTGGTTGTCAGACCGCGCCATACATTCCCCTCCCGCACGTACCCACAGTCATCCAGCACCGCATTAAATTGTTGCTTGGAAATAGATCGCCCAAACCATTTGCAGAACGCAGCGTGCAGGGTCTTCGACGAAAGTCGGGCGTATGGATGAATCGTGCAATCAGCCGCGATCCAGTTTGTGATGCCGTCTCGATACGATGTGCCTTTAAGGATCAGACCATACCAGTAGCACCCGTCGTTGCGTGTCTTGCGAAGGAACCCTCGCGCGGTCAGCGCACGTCCGAAGGTCTGCTTGTTCAAGACCCCACCGTATCCTCTATAGCTGTTGTAAAGCTCGGCAGATAACACAGCCTCGCCCGGTTGTTGATCACACGCTGCCACGATCCATTGATCGACATCGTTTGGAAAGAACGACGACCGCAACACACCTTCAATCAGTTGTTGCGAAGCACCAGCACCTATCGCTTGCTGTACTGCATTTTCGATTATTGCTTTTACGATCTGTTCCATGTTCTATATCTCCTGACAGATTATGACTGATTAAACTATGCTAAATAAATTCTATCATTTTTTAACTATCTGATTCTATTAACTTTATGATAGATACTGACCGATTGACAGCAATTTCAAAGACTTTTCCCTAGTAAATGGTAAAAGTTATAGATGGTATATAGCATAAATAACTTTCACAAAATTACTAGAAAACTTCTTGGAAACAGCCAAATATCGGTCATAGTCAGTCATATCTGTCATGCACGAACAGCTAAACCAGTTCGCATCGATCCATGCATCGTATGTATCTTCTTCAACCCTCTATCGGACAATCGACGACCGAACGATTGGGCTGTAAGTGGATTCTTGTATCCATTCTTTTCCGCCCAATCTCGATAGGATGCGTACAGGAGCGATCCCATCGAAGATGCATCCGATCGTTCAACGCATCTTTCGATAATCCACTGTCCGATCACATCCATCTCTTTACGATACTCATCTGTAGCTTCGACGATCGCTTCTGGAACTTCACCCAATCCGATCCGCTGCCATTCCATGCAACCTTCCAGCATCCACGCAAGGATATGCTCCGCCTCGTCACCGAAGCGATCCTTGAGCGTCTTGTCTGGATCATGGAAGATGCGCAGGAACGGAACCAGTTTGATCCGCGACCAGATGCCGTGGTCTGTGTTGCGGATAACAGGTTTATGGTTGCCGAGCATGTTTATCTTGAACTGCGGCAGGAACGTCACAGGGTCTTTGTACAGGCCGCGCGCAGTGATGTGGTCACCTCCGGTCATAGTCTTGATCAGCGCCTCATCCACGGTGGCGTCGGTCGTTTCTGACGACAATATGAACCGCGCGCCTTGCAGCTTGAACAGGTCCGGTGACGCCGCCCCACCCCCGGCCGCCGACTCTTGGAACGTCTTTTTATCAACAGTTGCAGCGTACTCACCGAGCACGGTGGCGACAGACTCGAACATGGTCCCTTTACCATTCCGCCCCATGCCGTAAGCGAAGACCAGAACCTCCTCTCTGGTGTTGCCAGTCAGGCAGTAGCCGAACCACCGCCGCATCCACCGCACCAGAGCTTGGTCGCCACCAAACACTTCCGACACAAACGACAGCCACCGATTGCTGCCATCAGCGCGACCCACACCACTCACACCGAGCGACTTGGTAATGTAGTCATCAGGACGGGCCGCCCGTACAGCGCCTGTCCGCAAGTCCAATACCTTGCGTGCCCCATCCAGTCCGCAAAGCATCGGGTCTGTATCAAGCATTGACATTGACACGCAGATGTCTGAGTAAAGCGCAAGCATGGTGATGGTATTGGTAACTGTCCGCACCTCGGCGCACTTGCGTGCCCACTTGACATAGGTGGCTGACTCCATGATGTTGCCGGCTCCCTCCTGATATATGTCGGTAGCTAGGTTTGCCGCAAGCCGCTTGACACGGGAGCCCTTCGGGTCCGACAGCCACTGCCCATCATGCCAGTACAGCCAGCCGCCAGTCTCGATGATGTACCGTAAAACACCAGCATACTTATCATGCATGCGCATGGCATTACCGTCCTCGGTCAATGGTCTGGTACTGGCCGTGCCGTCACGTGCATCACGTACAGCCTGTGGCAGGTTCGGTACGGAGAATGGTAACGACACACCACTGGTAGCCACGGGGGCTGCTGGCACCGCAGGTAGTACCACCGCCCCGCCGTTAGGGGCTGGTGGCACTGCGTTACCAGCAAACGCCACGTCAGGCGACACACTCTTCCAGCCCGTCGGTACATACGACCGCATCGTCACGGCCACACGTCCCGTCCGACCAAACGTGCCCCACTCACGCTCCAGCACCTGCCTGCCCTCGTACTTCGGCCAGCACATGCTGTACGCATCCCACATCGTCAGGCCAGCCTCGCTGCCGCCTGTCTCGTGATGCAGCGCCATGCCGACGCGCAACCATTCAGACCGGCTAGACATCTGCTCCGGTTGCACCCGACGCAGCAGGTCGTGCATCTCGTCCTCACGTAGCCCCATCGGCGGCAGCGTATCGTCAGGCATACCGTCGCGCGTCGCACTGCCCACCATCCACTGCGGACAGGCTGCCAGTGCTGCATGTGTTACAGCACCGCCGTGTGCCGGCCACCAGATGATGTAGCCACCGTCACCGCGCCGATCGATACCGGCACCGAGCATGCCTGCGTCTGTCTTGGCCTCACCTGTATCAGGCAGTCGATACAGCAGGTGCTGCCCGCCCGTCAGCGTATGGTTGATGCGAGTGACTGGCGGCTGTAACGGCTGCACCGTCACGCGGCCGTCAATCCCCTCGGCAGGCTTGACATCCAGATCGAGCACGTACAGTCCGCTCCGAGCGCCGGTCGGCACCGCCACCAGTGCGTCAGGCCACTGCTGCCACCACCCGAGTATGACAGCCAGATCGGTCGTCGCATAGACCTGCCAGCCTGCAATGCGTGGGCTCTTGTGGTATGGCCGGCCGTCAGGTCGTGCCCCGTGTCCCTCTGGATAGCAGGGGAATACAGGTATGCCACCGGCTGCGAGGCGCAACGCCTCGTCAATAGCAGCGGCCGTCACTGAGCATTCAGCGATGCTGCTGCTGCCTCACGCAGTTTCAGCGGTGCGTTACGTGCGCGGCGGTCACCGTGGGCCAGACCTTGCGCTACTACACGGAGATTACTGGTGCGGATCGCTTCGCCCATGATGGCCCGTTGCATCTGCGGCATGGTGCCTAGCCAGTGCGACACGAGCGCCGGGCTGCAGGCAGCAGCCAGTGCCACCGCATCACGGGTCACGCGCAGGTAGCCGACAGTCTCAGCCAGTCGCAGCGCAGCAGACAAGATAGCCTGTCGTCGGTCGTCGGTGCGTGAGTGGCTCATAGTATGCATACCATCTTAACTTTCATTTGCTATCTCCAATAAAACATCACCATGACACGCCTCGGGCGCGCAGAAACACACAAGGTCTTTGCCGCGTAGCTCGCGCTTGGCTGCCACATACAGTTCGGGGTTGAGCACCAGATACAGCCTATAACGCTCGATGACCTCCTCCCGTGTGCCGTGCTTGTCTATGACATACGGGTTAGCCCACTTGGACGGTCGACCGATATACACGGTATCGAGCGGTGCGACCGGTCCGTTCAGTCGGTTATACAGTCGGGGCACGTGTGGCTGCTCGACATGCAGGCGCAGACCGAGCCGTGTCGCTATGGCAATCATGTGCTGCGTGCCGGG